TCTTATTCCTTTAGTTAATCCTCCTTTTGGTCCTGTTTTGGATCCAAACTTTGCTAACGTTCCGTATTTTGCTATTCCTGGATATGTTGATGTCTTACCCTTAACCCCTCGGTCTTGATAATACCCGTATTCTTCCATTTCAAATTTTACAGATATAGAATTAGGCATTTCTTTTACAGTACCATCTAAACTTTTAAATAGTTTGTTGGATACGTTCTTTCCTTTTTTCGATAACATTGACCGACTTTGATTAAGAACATAATTCTTAAACACTTCTAATACTTTTTCTGTTTCTTTTAACTGCATATTGTCATATCGTTTTGAACTAATACATCGAATGTTGCTGCCCAACCTGCTAGCTTGTTATCAAATCGATCCACAAAAGGTTCGCAGCTTACATCACCTTGAACTTGATAAAGTTCGGTAAACAAGTCGCCACGTTGTAAGATATTAATGATTCGAGTTAACAATCCAAGCTGTGTGTTTAAAACATCTTGTTCGTTATCGTTACCCACAAAAATATCTGTTGTTTCATCTTTGCTTATATCTACAATGTCCATCGCAAGTATGCTTACATTAAACGTAAGTGTCTTACTTGATACTGTTGTATTGTTTACTATGATATGAGATAAAGGAAAGATTGTTTGTTTGTTTAAATCAACATCATCCAAACTTCCAAAAGTTACTGTATTAACAAAAGGTTCTGCTAATAAAGCATCTTTTAGTTTATCGGTTAAATTATAAAATCCTTTCATTTACTTCTTATTTGTTTTTGTTCCAGTTGTATCTTTTCTTTTTCAAATGCTAAATACATTAGACATTGATGAACATTTAATTTGGTAATCTTATCAAACTTGGTAACATCTTTTTGAGCGAGTCCATAGATAGATGAATACCACCCCCATTTTCTTCCAAAACCTGCCGTTGCTCCAAACTCATTTTCTTCGTTTCTTGATTCAAATAATTCAGGGTAATTTGTAGCAACTCGCTGTTTAAATTCCAAAAAAAAACAAGACTACCCATTGCTATGTTTAAAGGCATATCTTTTAACAATTCTGAATTATCAGTTTCTTTATAGTCTTCTATATTATAACGATCATTGTTTTTAACTGTAATTGGTCTATACAGAGCATTCATAGCTTTGTGCATATTTGGCCAATCACCAAGATAAGTATCAAGATCAATGTATTCTCCAAGTGTGATATTATCAAGATCAGGAATAAAACCAAAACTTAAACCATTCAATTTAAAGGTAGAGGTTAATTCAGTTTTAACATCAAACACTTTATTAAGATGTTTTGTTATTTCTTGAACGCTATTAAATTTAATATTTGCAACATCTTTTAAATTAAGATTGCAAAATATCTCAATCATTTTTTGAAGAAGAAAAGAGCTGTCTTTGTTTTCTTTAGTATTTAACTTTTCAAATTTCTGATATTGTTCAAGTGTAATGTCTTCTAAACTATCTGGAACATTGATTTGTACTTTCATATATATATAATAAAATTAAACCTTATTTGTATAAACAGAAAAAGGGTCACATTACTGCAACCCCTAATCCTACTAACAAAATGAAAAAGACATTTATAGCTGCCCAGACTATTGTTTTAATATAAATCTTTTATATGCGTATTGATATGCTTCTTCTATTTTATCTTCTAACTCAATGCTGTTTTGAGCGTAGATTAATCCTTGGCCTTCAACTTTTGATTTGCCTTTGTAATCTATATATAAAGTAACGTCTGATCCTTTTTGACCACCTAATTTAGTAGGCTTTTGTACTACATAGATTTCTTCGTACCAACACGATTGTCTCATTTTATAATTCAAATATAAACATTATTAAATACATCCAAGCATACATTGATGCGTATGCTGTTAATACCCAAGTTGATCCTAATATAATATTTTTACCGCTAAATACAGCTTTTAAGATTCTTGTTTCTACTCTGTTGTTTTTCTTTGTTTTCATAATTAACTTATTTTAATTAAACCTAACCCAAGTTCGTTTGCCACATAGTCAATGTGTTTCTGTGTTGTTACACTCCACCAACCTAATTGTATAAGCTGCGTTCCTTCTATACTTGCAACGTGAGTATTATACGAAAATACTTTGTTGTCTTCTAATCGTAAATTTTGTTTGTACTTGTCCATTGTAATTGTTTTAAATTATGATTTTAATATATCTAAAACAGCATCAGTAAACTGTTTGTCATTAATCACTCCTTTGTTATAAATTGCTTGTAAGGCCTGAACTGTTAAATTGTCTTGAATTGTTTTTTGATTGTACATCTTGTTTGTTTTTAATTATTTATTATATGTGTCTCTAAAGAATTGCGAAAATTTTTCGTTAGCATCGTTTTTCTTATTCGTGCTAAATGTTTCAATGATTTCGTGATTGTTACTCCATTTTTCTACAATGTACTTATTAGTTAATCCGAAGTCTACTTTTCTTATCGTTGCATTCATATCGTTTGTTTTTAATTATACTCAAAGATACAAACATTTAATTAACAAACAAACTTTTTATCAATTATTTTTAATAAATAAAATATTCTCCTTTATTTGGATTCTGTAAAGTGTCTGTTAATATATAACGTGCAGCATCTATACAGTCTGGATGTAAACCGGTTGGTTTTTGTAATGTGTTTCCTTCTTTATCTTTGGCCCATATATAACCGCCCAGCTCTCTTTTTAGATTCTTGCTTTGTGATGTAACATATATTTCATTTTGATTGATTAGGTTCAATCCATATACTACTGAGTCTCTTCCTTTGCTTACACCATAAATAGAATGGCCGTATCCTTGCAATTCTGCAATTGATTTTGGTTCAGCGGAATCAGCAACTATGTTTTCTTTTATATCAATTTGTGATAAGAATCTGCTTATGTCTCTATTTAACATTCCTTTTTTATATAACACCTCATCATATATGTAAGCATTGTTCCATTTGTATAGTGCTATAATCGTTGTTGGATCCACAGAATAGCCGAAGTCTAATCCATATCCTAATAAACGTGCTTCTTGTGGTATGTTATCAATCTCTTTCCAATCTGGAATACATACTCCCTCAAGACTTCCAATTTCTCCCAGTCCGTAAACACGCCACCAATTTAACCAGTAAGTTGATGTTTTACCTTTCTCTTTTGCTTTCTCTATTTCTTTTATAATAGATTCGTCTAATACATCGTTGTCTTTATATGTTAGTGTTATATAATCAGAATCGTTTTGGCCTATTATTTCTTTGTCTACCCAAAACAAGTTTGAGGGATTGTAATCCAACCAGATGGTGCCACTTGTTCGAACTGCTAATTGATTATAAGCATCAAATGGTACATTATTACATTCATTAATATATAGATCGGTACGACGTGCTCCACGCAACTTATCTGGTTGATCGCTGGAAAAGAACTCTATGTAACTTCCGTTTGTGAAAGTGTATTTTAAAATACTTCTGTTAAATTGATTCTCTTTGTATCTATTTAAACTTTTAAGTAAAGAGGTAAAGTCTTTAACGCATCCACGTCTTAAATGTGGTATTGATTCAGATACTACGCTAATTTCTTTGCCTTCGTTTTTAATTGCGTAATCAATTAGAATTAAAAGAATGCAAATAGTTTTTCCTGCTGATGTGCCACCACGAACTACTCGTATTCTCTTATCTAACTTTCTTAATTTATTTAATGCTGTAGTTTTTTTAACCTGCATACTAATCTACAAACAACGGTAAATCCTCGTTGATCGTAATATCTTTGGTCTCTCTCGGTTTTCCTGCATAGTAGTTATAAAACAACTGAACACATTTAAAGTCTGCTTCTTCTAAACCTTTCTTTAAAGCTGCAAATGCTAATGGTTCTAATGGAGTTAGTTTTTCTATTAATTTAACTTCATCTTCTTTTGCTTTTCTACCTGCACCATCTCTTTTTCCTCCGTGTGCCATCTTGAAATAATTTGATTATTCAATTATATAATAAGATTTTAACTTTTCTGTTAACCAACAAACCCTAACTTAATATAAAATTTCTCACGTTTATCGTGTTTAACTCTTAAGTTGTCATAGTCTGCTATAAGTGTTTTATTTTCTTCTAATAACTCTTTATATGATTTTCTTAAATTGGTTAATTCTAAAACAACTGCTTGATCTACTTCGCTTATTAAGTCGTGTTTAGATGCTATTGAGCTCATTTCTTGCAATTGTTTTTTTAATAATCTGTATCTTCCTTTTATTGTTGGATCAGTTTCGACCCAATCACTTAATGTATTGACACCGTGTAACACACTTGCGTGATCTCTACTGACTGTTTTACCGATAGCTTCTAAACTAAGTCGTGTGTTATCTCTTACGAGTTTATAATACATTGCACGTGCTTCTACATACTTTCTTTTTCGTGTTTGAGATGTTATATCCAGTTCGTAGTATTGTTCTACTAATTTTCTAATTGTTTCTTTATTCATCTATTCTTTTTATTATGTCTTTAATTGTTAAATATCCTGATTCGTGTATTGCTTTTAATATACCAGCGCAGGCTTCAAATTGTTCATCTTGTTCGTATTCTTCAATCGCTTGTTCGAGTTCATATAAATCTTTACCATTTGCTATGTCCATCAACGCGAGTAAGTAAAATTCTTGTACTGTCTGTTTATTCATTAAAACTTAAAATTACATATTTTTTTTTTAAACCATATTGGGGGATATCTTTTAATATATATTTAATTGTTTTTGTTATTTGTCTTCCTGTATAGTTTGTTTTATTATGTTCTTTTAGTATTAATTCGTCTCCCACTTTATAAAAATTTATTTTTCTTAATTCAAAATTCTTTAGTCCTCTTTGTATATCTTCAAAGTAGATTGGTAATATTTTTAATTCGTGTTTCAATACTTCTTATGATCAAGATATTTTGGTTTGTATCTTTTCTTTTCTTTCATTTTATCTCCACTATACATTGAGTAAATAATATCCAAAGTTGTTTCAGCTATTTTATCAAATTCAACAATCTTTTTATCACAGTCTTTTAAATCCATCTTTAAAATATGCTTTCTTTTATCTTCTTTTGTTTCTAAACTCCAGTACATTAAAATCTATCTTTAATTTTTTCTATTAATTGATTGTGTTTCTCTGGACTTAAAAAATCAATGAGCTCTCTTGTTTCAAATAAAGTGTAAGTGTTTTCAATAAAATCATTCTTTTCTTTTTTATCAATTACTTTTTTATAATTTCTTATTTCATATATAGTAGCGTGATCTACCATTTTGTTTTCCTTTTCATCGATTGTACATCTTACAATAAAAGATTTAATTATTGTATTGTCGTTTAATGTTAAATAAGAAAACTTTGATAGTTGCCTTAATGTGTTAATACTTACAGTATCGTTATTATTTTTGTGGTCTATCATAAAGCCATACTTTTGGCCAATCTTAGTTATAAAACCATCTATGTCCATAATAGATCGTTTAGCATCTGTGTTGTTTGATAATAACCAGTTTAAATGATTGTTGTGATAATCTTCTTTGTAATCCATAATTTTTATTGTTCGTTGTTTATAATGTCAAATATACTAATTTGATTTTGTGCTATGTCTTTATATACTTCTGTTTTAAATTTAATTATATCAATGTTCTCATTAGATTCTAATCCAATATACTTATATGATTTCGTTGCACTCTCTTTACTTAGTTTCATTCCAGCTCTCAAATCAAATATAATTTCACCATTTTTTTCTCTATCTAAAAATCTTTGATTTGCTTTTTTAACTTTCTCAATATCGTTTTGGCTTGCTATTAATTTCCAGTTATTTATGTTTCTACTCATTCCGCTAAACAAAGATGGATTACCTGTTTTTATATAAAGACTTTTATTATCTGCTTTATACATAGACCCAAATATATTTAAAATTTTGATACCTATTCCAAGGCCTTGAAAGTCTGGCAATACTACAATTCTGCTTATTCTATACGCATTTTGAATAGTTCCAGAAGGCATTGGTAATATAGCAACAAAACAAACTGGTTTATCATTATAAAGTATTATAAAATTCTTACTTGCTTTATTTAAATCTTCTGTTAAATAATGATGCTGTTTGAATAAGTTCCAAGTTTCATATCTGCATCGAAATATCTGAAGTCTAATTTCTGGTCGTTGCCGAAGCCGTGTCGCTATCTCAAGACGACCTTTTTGTGGTGAGTAAATCCAATCAGGTTGAAGCCATTCCATTATATCAAAGTGACACGAAGCCAATACTATTTTCTTATTACTTCTTCTTATATACTTTTGTAATGCGTTGCTCATAGCTTTCGCTACATCTCGATCAACCACACTTGTGTATTCATCAATTAATATAACTTCGTTTTGGGTGGCTTTACCGACAATGTAAGCAAGATTGGCTCTGTATTGTTCTCCATTAGACAAAACTCGATAAGGCCTCAACCAAGTGGGAACTGAAGACAATCCCATTGAAGATAATAACTGTGTTGCACCATCTGGATCTAACCAATCAAAGTTTGATATTAAAGCTTTGTCGTTATCAAAATAACTTTCATCTATTGGCTTTTTAAAGTAGTGTTTTAATATAGACGTTTTACCCGATCCACTTCCACCATATACAACACCAATATTAAAGTCTTTAGGTATTGAATTTAAATTAGCTTCAATAGTTATTTTTGATTCTTCGCTGTTTTGTATATCGAAACTTTCACATACATATTGGGTGTATCTGTCTTTAACTATTTTGTTTGATAGTTCTATTTTCATAGTATTCCCCTCATTACATATTGATCAAGATCATTGTTATCCTCGAAAAAGTATTTATAATTCTCAACTGCTGTAAAAAACTTTTCTTTTCCTTTTTCGATAAACTTTTCACTCGCTTCGAATATTGCTATGTCGGTACTTGCTTTATCTACGACCAGAAAATTAAACTTCTTTTTATTAAAGAGTCTCAAATACATATAGGCCTGCAAATCGTATCCATATTTATCTGCTGAATAACGAAATTTTCCAAGCTCTGCTGACGTTTTAAAATCTGTGATGGTGTCTCCTTGTATGATATCTGCTTTGCCACGAAAGGGTAATCCTTCAAGCATAGCAATTTCTGGAACCTCAAATTCTGAATTACTTAATAGTTTTAATGCAGCTTCGTTTCTTAATACTGCATCAATTAATCTTTCTGATGCTTTACGTTCTTTAATTAAAAATACTTCACCATAATCTTCTTTTGCTTCTTTGTATTTTATTGTATTCTTAGTCGAAGCATCTACAAAATGTAATTGATCTATCTTGTGTGGTTCTAATAACATCCAATGAGCAAGTTTTCCGGCTGAAAGTGCTGGACTATCTGAATTAGGATCGCCATATTTAATTACATTTCTATAAGTCTTTGGACTTTTAAGAATAGTTTTTAAACTTGAGCTACTTAAAGCGTGCTTTCCTAAGTGGCCATAATAAAATTCGTCATCGAACATATTAGCTAAAATCTCTTCCTTTGCCCAAGCGTCTCCGTTTAGTAATGTTATCATAATTCTATTGTATCTAATTTTTCTATTAACTCTTCTAATTGTTTCTTGTTAATATCGCCAGTGCTATAGTAAAGTATTTGTTTTGCTAAACCTAAAGCCTGTCCAATCTTAAATGCGTTTTGTGTACGTTTCTCAATGTCCATTGTTTTTTGTTTAAAAAGGGAAGTTGCCCCTGATTATTTATTTCTTTTTAAATACTCTCTAATTCTTTTAATATTTTTAAGTAGGTCTACTTCTTTTTGATATAAAGTGTCTAAAGCTACTTCATCTCTAATCAAAGCTCTTTTTAGATCCTTAATATATTCTTGTTCATTACCTTGTTTTATCATTTTGTTTGTTTTAATATAATAGAGGTTTAATCTCTTTTGTCTTGTTTAGTTACTCAACGAAAATCTAACGATTAGTAACCTCTATTTTTGTTAATAATACTCAAATATAGTATTTATTTTTAACATACAAACATTTTATTAACTTTTTTCTAATTTCTTTTCTATTGCTTCTATTTTATTTAACGCAACTACTAACGCTTGTTGGGCTAACTTCAAATCGTATTGCATTTTAACCAATGTACTTTCTTTCATTTCTTTTGTTTTAGTTTCTTTATATATAAAATCGCCCGTACTATCGGAAGTCCAGTTTTTATCTTCTTGCATTTCGTGCCACTTCTTTATTGAATCACTCATTGTTTCTTTGTTTAATTGCTTTGACAATCATAGCTTCTATTATTCTTAATAGTCCGTATCCTAATACTATTTTAAATACCAACATCTATTCTTGTTTTTAACTTCTGTATCTCTTGTTCTAATCCTTTTACTTTATCTTCAGCAACTCTTGCACGTTCTATTGCACGTATCTTGTCCATTCTATACTCACTTAATGAATCGTTATAAAGTCTCTCGCTACCTATAAGATTGTGTACATAAAAGCCTATCTCTTGCCAAGAAAAATACATTTCATTTAAGGCTTTGTTTTCTGGTTTTAACTTTCTTGATTTAATTATGTGTTCACCTACTGAATTAAAATTGGCATAATATTCAGCTTCTTTAATATTGTTTATTTTCTTGTTCATTGTTTATAATATTTCTGCGTCTTTAATGTCTAACATTGCAACTTCTTTTGGGATCTTATTATTATTTTTAAATTGCGTTGTTTTATTATGATATTGAATTTCCCAAATAGGTTTGACAATATACAAATTAAATTTAAACACGCCTTTTGGTGTTGAATTAATGTATAAAGGAATATCCAAATTGTCGTTACACTTAACAATCATAGCATCAAATTTCTTTTTTTCAATCAAAAGAGTATCGTAATGTTTACCACGACATTTTAATTCTATTCGATGGCTCAATTCTGGGCTATAACAATCCCATCTACTTAATTTTTTTTTGGCCTTTACTAAGTCAGGATAACAGCAATCAATAAGATATTCAAATAAATCTTTTTCTTTCAATCGTTATACTCGTTAAATACTTTTTTCAACTTAGCGTGTACTCCATTCAAGAAACAACTTCCACAACTTGTAGGACTTGCTCTATCGTCAAACACTCTGTTGTATATTAATATTAAATCGTTTTGTTTACCTGAATTTATAACGTTTGGCGAATTCTCAAAGTAATCAGCCAAATAATTGTATTCATATTCAGTTAAACAATTAATCTTTCTGTGTGGAAAATAAGTGTTTAATGCCTTTTTTCTTTCATCACAACCACAATCTTCGCCTAATATAAATTTTGCAGCTTTATCAATTCCTGTAGCTTTAAAAACTTTCTCAACTTTATCTCCAAGACCATTACTGGCTTCTTTAAGATTCTTTTTCCATTGTCGATACTCTTTGCTTCTTTTGTCTCCTTTGTAATCTTCCATAATTTCTATTTTAAATGTTCGTAATCTTCATTCTTCCAATCTTCATAGTCTTCTTTTAAATCTTCTCTTAGATCGTTTTTAATATTTTTTAAGCTGTTAAATATACTGACCCAGCTTATTTTAGTTTCTGAAGCTATTTTTCGAATGCTCATATCGGTTTGACTATATAACTTCCATAACTTTTTATCATACCAATTAAACGTATCAACTTTTTTATCTAACATAATACAAAAATCATTATAACCTTCTTCAATTTCTGAGTTATCAATATCTGGTATTTGATTAAAAAAATTGGTGTCGTTTATGTCTTGTCGTTTTAATTTCTTTTTAGCATTATAAAACTGAAATAAAACCGATCGTAAAGTGTAAAACATATAGCCTTTTGATGCTTTACCGTTTTTAATTATACTTTCTTCATCTGTATATTTATATAAAACAATATATGCTTCTTGCACAATGTCTTCTGCAAAATTAAATTCTCCAAGATCGTTGACTAACTTTATCCATTTGTCGTGATCTTTCGCTACTATTCTAAGCCATTTGGCGGTTTTTTCCATATTACGTTTACACTAATTACCCCTAACAAACATTGTAAGGTGAACTCATCCTCCTCTAAATATTCTTCTTTGTGATATAAAAAACCAAACATTATTCCTTTTATGGGGCTTATAATAATTTCTCCACTTTTTAAATGGCCTATCAATAAAAAAACAAACGCAACTATTAATAAAAAAATAAGTATAATCAAAACGGTATTTTATTTAATTTAACATCTTTATTACTTAAAAGATTTTTTCCTAAGTATTCAAATCCAACATTGTTTATTGTCATCTTCAGCTTAATCGGAGATTCAAACGAGGTGGGACGGCCACCAGTTTCGTTCTCTTTCACTTTTAATATTAAAATATTTGAGTACATCCAATCTGTGGGATGTGTCGTGTATCTGTGAACACATAAAGTGTCATCTGCTCGATTTCCCCATTTACCGCCTCCTTCAACATCTGCCATTCCTAAGGGTTTTGGCAATCCCTCGTATTCGTGTCCTGTTTGATGTACAGCTCTCATAGCACTCGTTACTCCGTGAGCATTTAAATATACTGTAATATTTTCTTTTTTTGCCAATAGTCTTAATTCACTTGCCACTTGATAATCATAGTCGTGAGAATTTCCAACCAGTTTTTGTAGCGTTGGATCTTTGCTTAAACTATTATAGGGATCTATTAAAAGACAATGATAATCCCAAGCCTCTTTTATTTGTTTAGATTCTTTTATTAATTGCTTATAAGTATATAAGTCTTCAACATCTATTATTTTAAAGTGATTATCACACCAAGAAACAGCTGTATTAATTTGTTCGTCTGTTGCTTCAGTAATTGGCAAACCCATTTTAAACTCTATGATCTTTCTAACTATTGATTGTGGTGTGTTTTCACTTGACCAGATTAAGAATCTTAAATTATACTTTATTGCCCATAATACAAACAGATAAATTACAATGGTTGTTTTTCCTGAATTGGCGTGACCGATTACCAAATTAAAATTGCCTTGTTTATATCTTAAATGTTCATCAATTTCTGGAATGTCAAGTTTTAAACCTTGTTTAATTCTTCCATACTTAATATCTAATATCTTGCTTTGTAAGTTCTTTGCTTGTGCTATCATAATCCTTGTGGTGGTTTAGCGTATTTTTTAATTGTTTTTTTGTTTTGTTCGTTTTTGTTTGATTTAATATAATATCCTGTTATGTGATTAACTTTGTAATTCCAAAAGTCAACAGGGAAAGGCTCATTCTCTTTTAATTGTTTCATTAAGATGTAAAAAAAGGGGCTATTAACCCCTATTAAATTAAAATGGTAAATCAGCTGCTTTTTCTCTTGATGGTTGTTGTTGTTCATTTCCAACACTACCAATATGATTAGCTATTTTCCACCCATTTATACTATTATAATATTTACCATTGTATTCGTTTCCTCGAATGTTAATTGAAACACATACGGGGTTGCCAACCTGAAAGTTGTTTACTTGAAGTATTTTATCTCCCAGAAAATCAATAGCAATATGTTGTGGGTATTTTTCATCCGTTGTTACAACAACTTGACGTTTAGCCCAAGCTTTTCCTGCTTTAGATGTTCCTTCTTCAGTTTCTGAAATAAGTTTGATGTTTCCTATAATGTCCATAGATAGTTATTTTGATTAATTTATTTTTATATTTGGTTGTGTAATATACTTTTTTAATTTTACAGTTTAGATAACTCATCCTTAACTGTTTTACTTATTTTATATTTTGATTCAATATCTTTAATGTTTCCACCTTGTTTTAAAAACTCAATAGCTTTTGTAAATTGTAAAGTATCTTTATTTAACCAAGATTTATCATTTGATTGAGCTGTGTTACCACTCGCTGTATTTCCATCGTCATCTTCAGATTGTAAACCAAGCAAAGAAGTCAATGTTCCACGTCTGTAATAAGTTATGCAGGCCAATATTTTCTGTGGGTCTGTTATTTCAGGCAATTTTAAACCACTTACAACACCACCTCCGCCATCAACACAAAGTAACTTGCTTACTACCATATCTTCTTCAATAGGTTGTAATAAAAGTAATCTGTGTTTTTTAAGTAATGGTTGAAGCTGTTTGATAAGTGAATTAATATCAAAATACTTTGATTTGTAAAACGGATTCTTTGCGTCTTTACTTATTGTTCCAATCTCTTGTTGAAGATTAAACAATTTTTCGTTTATACTTGTTTCTTTCTTACTCATTGTTTTTTAAGTTTAAAATTAATTGATTCTTTAATTGTTCGTTTTCGTGTTGCAGTTCTAAAGTCTTACCATAGAGTTCTACTTTTGTAAATTGTTCCATATCGTAAAGATACAAAAAAATAATTAACAAAAAAAAGGAGCAACATTTCTGCTACCCCTTTCAAACAAAGAACAATATTACAAGAAAAAAATCAAGTAAGTTTTTTCAGCTTGTCGCTGTAATCTTTTGTCATATCTTCAAGTTCATAATTAGTAAACTTTACAATTTCTTTACTTTTCAAATATAAGTCATTTGCAACAACTGAACCTAAAAAAAGAGAATATTTATATTGTTCCCCATATCTGAAGACATTGCACCCAGCGCATTGAGGTTTTACGTTTCTTTCATCCCATCGTGTACTATAATGTTTTCTGCTTATAAAATGGCCCGCTTGGATTTCTTTCCAAAAGAACGTCTTATTGCAAGTAATACAAATACAATTTTTATTGTTGTCCGCATTGCTTAATCTTACCCATTGACTAAATACTGTATCAAGTTTTTTAACTAATTTACTTCTTGTTGGTTTTTTAATTTTAGGCATCTATTAGATTTCTTAAATCCTTTTCATTCATATGTGATTCTAAAATATAACCATCTAAAGGACTTATTAAAGATATAGCCTTGTAGATTTTTCTGCTTATTGCTTTTACTTCTTTCTTTTCTGTTTTACTTGATTCCCTACCAAGATTAGTATACATATTAGCATCTATTTCTAATAGTGCATCTACCTTCTTCTTTAAAGACCAAGTTTTATAACTTTGTATCTTTCTTATTTTTTCATCTATTCCCAAAACTTATATTTTAATTTAATATTTATAATTATTTTAATTTTATAAATTCTTTTAGAATTATTATTTAATAATAACAACTATTTAAAATGTCAAAGTTATATATTTTATTTGATTAAAAAAAACTTTTTAAAAATTATCTTCCTTGACCCTTGTATTTCTTGCTATAATTCTTTGAAGATTTCAAAGCTGATTGATTGTTTTTACTGTGTATACCCTTACGTTTTACCTTAACCTTTTTATAGTTAGAAGTTATTTGCTTTGCCATTATTGATGTTTTGAATTACCCATTACTTTCTCATAACTTCTTCCCCCAAAGTATCCTGCAAAAGCTACCCATAAAAGTTCTTTTACTACTGATAAGCCTTCTATTTGCATATACCAACCAATAACAAAACTAACTGTAAGAAATATTAATGTAAGCGGTCTAACGTTTGAAGATAACCAAGAACCACTTTTTAAATCTGCTTGCCACCTTCGTGTAGTACCATCTATTTCAGCACGTTCTATATCAAGTTTCTTTAAAGCTATTTGTTTGTCACCATCAGACATATCAGAACCACCTATAATAGCCTGTATAACGCTTCCTACTGGTGTATTACCTGCAATAGCACCAACTACATCAGGTATCTTATTTAAAAGGAATTTACCTACTTGTGTGTCTTTGAACTTTTTTTTGTCCATAGTGTGCTACCTACTGTATTAGTATGTCCAAATAGATGGGTTTTTTGTTCCACCTTGTTCAAGTGAATCGTTGTCGCAATGGATAAAAGTTTTCGCAATTCCCAACCTACGGAATCCTGCTTTGATAAGGGCATTAATAATAATGTATCTTTCTTTGCCACTTCCCACCGCAATATCTGCGGCTTTTCCAACAAGGTGGCTTGAGTTTTTAGATGCTTTATATCCTCTTTTAAGTAAATCCTCATTATATTTTTTTGTCCTGTACCCACTCGTAATATTAAATGGGATTCCTGCAATACCACGTGCATCGTTGAGCATCTGAAGAAAAGCATTATCCATATTGATACCACTATTAGGTAAGTCAGGCGAATCAAATTCTTGTGTTTCAAAGTGTAACATATTTTATTTTAAATGATTACCATCACAATATCCGTTTAGATTTGTTGTGTTTCCACATTGGCAAGTTTTAGGTTCTTTCATTTCTTCTTTTTAAAGATTTTCTTCTTTACTTCTTTTACTTTATCTTCTACCTTGTCAGGTATTCCGTCTTTATCCTCATCTTTAAAAACTCCGTTGTAAGTAAGCACAACTAAACCTGCTGATATTAATACTAATATACCAATAATCTTTATCATATTTTATTTTTTAGAATTATTTTTATCGTCAAAGTCCATTGCTTGTTTAAGGATAAATTTATCAAACATATCGTCTTGATTCTTTAGCATATCCTTTTGCAACTTGATTATCATTGCTTCGTATTCGTCTTTGCTTTTAGTAAGTGATTCAATAGTTTGTTCTTTACTATCTAACTTGCTTTTAAGTGCATTTATGTCATCAGGTTTACTTCCTGTTATCGTTGATACCACTAAACCTAAAGAAGCAGAAAGCGTACCCACTAACATCATTACAACTTCTTTGTTAGAATCTAATACAGGGTATTGTATAAACACGACTACTAAAGCTACTATAAAAAGAAAGATTAGTAATGCACCGCTATAATGTCGTATTTCTTTTGCTACACCATTTTTTGGTAAATTCATTTCCTAATTTTTTTATAAATGGATATTATTGTAAATAATATTGCAAGGCTTAAACTTATTGTTTGAAGTATAGGGTTTGCTTCGCTTATTGATAAAGCCAAAGCTGAAATATTAATAAGTCCTATCTTCAAATCTATGTTTTCCATTATGCTATTGCTAAATAGATGTAATTGTTGCCTGATGCGTTTACATTATTATTATTGCCATTAAATCTTAATCCGCTTGAAGATAATTTAATCTGACCACTATAATCTGCCTCTACATCTGCGGTATTTGCAAATAAAGCAAATCCATTTGTTCTTTCTGAATCTATCATAAGCCATCCTGTAGCTGCAGTTATGTTTTTAACAATTACAAATCTTGGTGTAAATCCAAAATCAACAATGTTGTCTGTATTTAGGGTTTGACCACCACTATAACTCCCTATCTTCTGGTAACCTGCTACTGAATGAAAGCAATATCCTATATATTTATCTCCACTTGTGTTTGTTATACCATTTTGTCCAATAGAAAAAACACTTGACGTTGGTTCTGTATCGTTCCAAATCCAATCAACATTATTTTTTGCTTCTTGGGTTAAATTAAGCATCATATGATAATCAGCACCACCAGAAAAAGGACTTTGCGTTGCCCATCCATTCCCTGTAGTATCTCTATTCTTTACGATAATAAGTTGCGGTGTCTCATCAAGTCCGTGTCCGACATTTTGATTAGCAGAGGCTCCTGTATAGCTCACAATACTAAATCCTGCATCTACATTAGCTGATACTTGACTGTCTATTGTACCATCTTCGTTTAGTACTGCAGCACCTCCTGCTTTCCAGTTCCAAGAAATATAATCAATACCATTTCCATTTATACCATAATTACCTGCGGCATTATCAGTTATTGTGAATCCATTATTATTAAAAGATGTAACATAAAGCCCACTTGCGGATGTATTTTCAGCTGCCGCTAAATTTGAAAAAATCGGAATACTTATTCCCCTAACAGAATCAAGTAAATTATGGTTTTCTGGAGCTCCATCTCTTCCCTTCATCCACACTAAATCTGGCTTAAAATTTAAAGAAGTTATTGATTGAGTGCCACCGTTACCAGTATAAACAACAGGCATAAAATTATCAGTAGCCACAAATCCTCCTCCTGCTGCTGATTTAAAAAATTTTTCGTTTAATCCCATTTATCTTAAATTAGGTAGTGAATAATCTGCTACTTGTGCTTTAGTTGTTTTACCGTTTATAGAACTTTCGTGGGTTGCACAATCACTTCTCAAGGTTGCTCTTGAAGATAAAACACTTGAATCGGTTGTATTACCTAATTCTTGGTCTCTAATAATAATCCAATCCGTTTTAGATAATTCACTTCCGTAGCTATGTTTTAGGTTAGCTATTTTTTGTGTTTTTAATTCTACTAAAGATTGACTAAACGTTTTATTTTGAACTGGATAAGTAAAAACGCTATTATCTGCATCCCACTCAATAGCACCAAGTTTTTGACTTTCCGTAGTTGTTGGTTTAACTATATTGTAAAATCCGTA